AAAATTTCTCATTGTAATAAGATTCATAATTATCAAGGTTTTCGTTATATAATGACAAATAAACCTATTAATGATTATATTCATAGTTTCGACAATGTTCAAGCTGATAATGTAAAGCAATTGAATTTACATGGTGGACCAAAGATGAATAATGTTGTAGTCCCTCAGTATCGTGTTATTGATGCTATTGTTGAGTATGAAATTGATAATTATCGTGAAGAAGTAAAAGAGAAATATGGTGATTTAAACGATAGAGCTTATGTAACCAATGATGCTAATTATTGTAAAAAAGAACAAATTATTGAAAATTTTCATAAACCAATCCAAGATTTTGAAGCTAAACAACGTGAATTGCAAAATGATTTTTTTGATTTAACTGAGAATGAATTATTGTTGAAATATAAATTTGAGGATAAATTATTAGATGAAACTTATGGTACCACTAAAATTGTTAAAGATATGGATATTGGAGCTGCTTTTGTTCGTTTGATTGCTGATACACCTTTGGAAGAGTTTTCTTATGTTGTCAATGATTCTGATGAAAATATACATAATAAATGCAAATTGCAACCAACTGCCATGGGTAGTGATACTCTTGGTTTGGGAGCTGGTGCTGATAAGAGAGATGCTGGACCTGTTATTTCAAATTTATTACGAACTTTTAGAGATTTAGTAAAAGATAAAACTTTGCGTGATCCTTGTTTGCGTGACTATTCTTTTAATTTACCGCCAGATATAAAAACGGTTTTTGTTAAAAATGAAGTAAAGTTGTTAAAGAAAGTTGGGGATCTTTTACAGGCTAAGTTACCTCGTACTATTATTAATGATGGAGTAATCTCTCTTTGTATATGTTATTTATTGTTTTTTGATATATTAGAAGACTCAAAGAAAACACAAATGGATGGAAATGGTATAGGTGTTAGTAATTTTCATGGTGGTCCAGAGCAAATTTTTCGAACTATGTTTAAGCGTACAAATTTGAAAAGGGTTGAAGCAAGGGTAGAGAATATGACTAAAAAAGAATTGGATGAAATGTTTGATTGGTTTCCCGCGGATGTTGTTGAATGGGATAAGTCTTTACGTGCTTCAGATATGGTTTATATTACTATTAAGATGTATATGAAAATTAATTGGCATGCTGCTTTAAAGGCTGGTATGGGTCATTTTAATTATGTTTATTCATTGTTCATGTATTTTCAAAGGTGGTTTGTTGGTAATTTAATTTCATTGTCTTCTGATAAAAGTGTTCCACTTTTATGTTTTTTGGGTACAATGCCAAGTGGAACATATTTAACTGCTTATGGGAATAGTGAAGCAAATAATTATAAAGCAACCAAATTACAATGGTTATTAATAGATACATATGTTCGTTTAGGGGGAAGTTATGATGATTTAGAAATTGGTAGTATGCTCATGTATTTAACATATGGGGATGATCTAATTTTAGCAATGTTGAAATCCGTTAGAGGCAAAATGGGAATTACTGATCGAATATTCCAAGCTTTTGTTAAACTTGCTTATAGGATGCAATTTAAGGATGATTTTGTCTCACGTAAATTTTTTACTGAATTAGTTGGAGTTCAACCAAAAGATTTACAAGTGCAATTTTTAAAAAACTATTTTGTTCTTGAAGGGGAGAGTGTTTACACATTTAGGGAAAATAAGGATATTATTCCCAAGGTCTTTGTGTCCGCGCAGAACATTTCTTCTACTATTCAAGCTTGTGTACGTAGTATAGGTATTGCATATTGTTGTGGTAAGAATGTTGAAGCTTATGAGGTAGTAAAAGGTTTATATGATAGAATGAAACCGGATTTTAAGGTTATAATTGATCAAAAAACTTTGAATATGACTAAAATTAGTTTTAAAGTTGCTGGTATCATGAAAGATCTTGTCAATCATGCATTGGATTTTCCAAGTCATACGCATATTTTGGCTAAACAAATTATGTCATGGAAAGAAAAGAGTAATGTTGATACTGGTGATGAAATTTATATGGAGCGACACGGTTTTAATAATTATTAGGTTCGTTGTAGTGGTTTTAGGCTAATGCTTTCCACTAAAATATTTTATTTCTTTTATTTTAAATGCATTGACAGTCCAGAGCATTTTATAGGCTTATGGCTGCTAACTAGAATGAAAAAAGATGATGCATTGTGTGCTATTGACTCATTTGTAATCGAATTGTGGTAATAAGGGTCACACACTAAAACAAC